ACTTCGGACGCTGATGTTATTAAATCTAAACGATAACTTGTAGGATTCATTACAAATCCTTTAGTACCAGCAAAATCCGCAGTAAAAGGAGCCAAAAATCCTCCTGCCGTCGCAAGTCTTCCATTAGATGTTAATTTCATTTTTTCAGTGGCAGTTTCACTTTCAGCCGTTTTAAAACTCAACTTTGTTGCATTATTATCCGTTGCAAAGTTACCTTCGGATACAGCCTCAATTGAAGCAGCTACCAGTACTGCATCCGTCCCCGTGCCTTCATCCGGCGCTTGAAAGTTAATAGAACCAAGAACATCATCCGCTGCAATATCGGTGTCACCAGTTTGAAAGGTAAATGTAGGATATTTATCGTCACCCGATGCAGCGTGTTTTAAATTAAGTCCTGTATCAGCTACATGGGTCAGTGTAATCTCTTGGTCATTACCGAAATAAATAATACCCCCATCTGCAAGATATAAATCACTCCACTCTAAAGATGCTGTACCAAGTGAATCTCCATCTGCAGAAGCTGGATCAGAAAAATCTGAACCAATGTATGTTTTAAGTCTAGAAGCTGCTGTTTTTCTATTGGTCCCCCCTGCTCCATTATCAATTATAAACAGGTCAGTATCTACAATAGCTTCACCAATATCTGTACCGCCATCTATATCTAAAGCAGTTAAAGGAAACCCACCAGCAGTTTGAACTAAAGTATTAATTCTAGATAAGGCAGCTTTTCTATTAGTTCCACCTGCCCCATCGTCTACGATAATTAAATCAGAAGTAGTTAAATCTGCACCAATATCTGTACCACCATCTATATCTAAATCCGCAATATCTGTACCACCATCGGGAAATACTGGGTTTTGAGAAAAAGTTACAACTCCTCCTGAACTAATTGCTATTGCATCCGTATCACTAGCAGAACCAATATTACCCGCATCAGGAATAACAATATTACCCCCAGTAGTCATAGTACCACCACCAGTATATGTACCTGCACCAGTTACATTGGCACCACTAAAAGTTAAAGCGGTTGTAGTACCAGATTTAATTATCAGATTACCTGAAGTATTAGTAGCACTACCAAATGTAGTACCATCATCTTTGAAGAAAACATCGCCGCCACCAGCATCTAAAACAATATCTGTACCAGCATCTACATTAAAAAGAGCAGAAGCTGAGATAGTTAAATCAGTACCATCACCTTCTATCTTTTCACCATCGTCACCAAAAGTTACACCAATATCTGCAGGGATGTTAATATCTCCACCAGAACCTACACTAATTGAAATGTCTGTACCATCTGACTCTATTTTCTCATTACCTGATCCATCTAAAATAAGTCCAACGCCAGATGGAATAACTACATCAGAAGTTGCAGATAAATTAATTTTAGCACCTGATGTAACTGTTAAATCTGTACTGTCTCCTTCTATCTTCTCTCCAGAACCAAAAGTTATACCAACATCAGCAGGAATTACAATATCTGCCGTAGCAGTTAAATTAATATTATTACCACTAATTGTTAGATCAGTACCATCACCTTCTATCTTTTCACCATCGTCACCAAAAGTTACACCGACACCAGAAGGTATGTTTACATCTGCTGTAGCAGTAAGATTAATATCTGCTCCTGATGTAATAGTTAAATCTGTGCTGTCTCCTTCAATCTTTTCACCAGTACCAAAAGTTATGCCTACATCAGCAGGAATTACAATATCTGCTGTAGCGGTAAGATTAATATTATTACCACTAATTGTTAGATCAGTACCATCACCTTCTATCTTTTCACCATCGTCACCAAAAGTTACTCCAATATTTGCAGGAATATTAATATCCGCACCAGAGACTAAATATAAGTCTGTGCCATCACCATAGATATATTCGCCACCCTCATCATTTAAATACAATCTTTTAGTACTATCTATAACTACATCATCTGAAAATTTAAAATGATCTTCATCTTCCATCCAAGTCAGAACACCATCGCTTGTTTCACCATCAAAGGTTACTGCTATATCTGTGCCAGCAGTACCATCCCCAATCGTAATGGCTGTACCTAAAAGCTTGGTTACAGGACCACCTTCAGCACTAGTACCATCATGGCTATGTCCTGTATCGGCTGCAAACGCTGTTACAAGCTGATCAAATTCAGCGTTAAAATGTGATGCTTCAATAGTAGCACCATCTACAATAGTAGTGTCACTTTGTCTAGTGTAAGTAGCTCCCATTATCTTCTTCCTCCCGGTACTACATCTAATTCAAATCCTCTTATTACAAAGGGATTATTTGTTGAACTATCCTGTGAAATTTTTACTGCTATTGCAAATCCTGAGCCTACCATTAATTGTCTTAAAATTGGTGTTCCAGTACCTCCATAAGCTCCACTTCCATATGTAGCAGATCCATATAGAGGTAATCCAGCTTCACTAATAGATACTGCTGGTGGCTGAATTACACTAACATCTTCATAATCAAATTTAGCTGCAATTTGAAAAGTCATAGATCCTTCTGCTTCGTAATTCAAATTGACTCTTTTTAAAAGTTTTCTAATACCCGGATCACCAAGAGTTAAATCAGGTGAGGTAAAAGTTGCAGGTATCTTTTCGCCATTAAAATCGTTTCCAGATTCTTGCCTGTACACAAATCCATCGCCATAACCACCATGCAAAACATATTCAGTATCACCGATAAAATCACTTGTACAAATGTAAGGTTTTATACCTCTTATATCGGACCATTCCCAAATCAAATCTCCTGATGATTGTCTCTTTAAAACTCCTATTAAACCTTTAGAAGCTATTTCAGAAGTTCCTGCAGCGGCGGGGAAAAATAATCTATATTGTGTCTTTTCTCTTATTACTAAAGATGATATATCTGCACTTGTAGCTTCTGTTAAAGTGCTTTGTACAGCCTTAGATATAGTACCAAGTTCTACATCACCAATCTTTTCCGTAGCAGCAACAGTACGAATACCATCAGGTGCTAAAAATACAATATCTCCAGCTATTTCTTGAATTGAAAATCTATTTATACAACCAATATTTCTAGAAATTGGTGCTAGTTGAAAGTCTGCAATTGAAGTTCCAGCTAGTCTAAATATAGAATTTTCACAGAAGATATATAGCTGATCTCTAAAAGCTTTTAAACCTACTACTTTATCGCCTACGTCTATAGTACCCGCACCATTCGCAGGAGTAAAATCATTTTCAGAATAAGGAGCACAGAAATCTATCTGACTTGTATTACCCGAATTGGCTCCTGTAAAAAATAAGTGATTTCTAAATTCTTCTACAGTATGAGGATCTGCAGGTGCTCCAGTGCCGCTTAGTAAAGTATAAGTACTACCATCGTAAATAAAAGCTTGATTATCTCCATCAGCCCCGGCTATTTTTTCTGTATTAGCCCATCTATATTTGGTAAAATTATATCTTTCAGCATCTGTTCTATTTGTTATTATGCTTGTCCAGCCAGAACCTGTGCTTTTTTCTATATGTGCTCCTCTAGCACCGATAACAGAAGAACCTAGAATTTGTATTCCAAGAACAGCCCCGGAACCTGATAATTCGTTAGAATCAAATTTACTAAATCCGTTTATTCTACGATACCCCCCAGTTATAGAGGGTTCAAAATTTTCTAACTTTTTACAAGAGCCAGGGGGCATGGCCAAGACACTTGTATCTTTAATTAACCCGCCTTCACAAGCTACCGGAAAAGGTTGTATAAGAGAAGTTTGTGGCATCTAGACAGCCCTTATATAATTATTAGTATTTATATTCTCTGTTCGTAGTCTTTTAATACCATCTTCATATTCTTGTAAGCACAAAGCAGCAGCCTGATAATCTGATCGCAAAGTATGTGCGTAATATCTAACTCTAGAAGTTATTACATCGTGATATCTAGCAGGTAAATCTGGAGTACTTGTATCTGCAGATAATTCTGTAGGCTCATCCCAAAAATCAAATTTTAAATTGTATCCACCAGTTTTAGGTACTGGAGAAATTACTAGTTCATTATTTAAATTTTTAGTTATACTAGATGGAGTAGCATATCTGTTAGGATCACGTTTGCTATCGTAAGCACTGTGATTAGAATTATACTCATCCCAAGTTAAAAACTTTAGCTTTTTAGCTTCTTGATCTAGAGCTACAGTTACAAAATCTACATGTACATTTTCACTAGCTTCATTTGAAAGAGTTAAAAATGTAGTTTGTGTAGAGGGAGTAAAAGTAGTTGTATAAGTTTTACCCCATCCTAAATTAGTAGTAGTAAATGATGTTGAAAGATCAGAATCCTTATCTGAAGAAGATCCTGCAAATACCTTTAATGTAGTTGTAGTAGCACTAGTATCACCCGATACAAAACGAACATTTACTCGATAGGTTTCTCCTTCAGACAGATCAGTTTTACCATCTGTATCGTACAGTTGAGCATCGATAGTACCATCGTTTAAAACTACAGAACCGTTATGTTCGTTGCTAAAAGCGGGAGTGCCGGAAGTACTTGTACCTGCCGGATTGCTAGAGCGTGAAGTCCAATAACTACTATAATCTGTAGTAACTGAAAACTCACCACCTTCTAGAATATTTCTAGGCTCTAAAATAATATTATCATATTCTATATGTCTAGAATTTACAACAGTCCCTACTGTCCTTGTAGCACCAGAAAGAACTCCAGTGATAGTTTCCGCTTCAAAAGTACCAGATATAGGTTCTATAACTATAAAACTAGTTTCAGAAACTTGTACTACTCCTACAGCAGAGGAAGTACCCCCTGTTATACGTTCATGTTTTCTAAAAGTGCCAGAACCGCCGCTTATAGTAAGTTTAACCGGGTGCTTATAAGTTTCTTTACCTTGTATAAGAGCGTACTCAGCCGAGGTATAATTCCAAGGCCATTCTAATTGATGTAGATCTATATCGCGGATAGCTTTGTTTATTGTATCTGCAATAAATACATGAAAAGAAGCTGTCTGACTACTTACACTACTTGTAATAGTAGGCTCGTTCAATTCTCGCATTACATTATTAAATAGAGTCAGGTAATTCATTGTTATTCCTTACAGAATAGGTGTAAATAATTCTTCGATAAATACAGATACATAAAAAGCATCAGCAGTAGCAGCTTGAACTTTTAAAACATCTGTTGCATCTAAATATATATTTAAATTATCTAGTCTTAGATAATCATCAGTAGCTACTTGTTTATCGTGTATCAGACTGTAAGTTGCACTAGCAGAAGTGTCTGTCCACTGTAAGTTTAAATTTCTAGCACTAGAATCGTAGTTTGCTATGAATATTTCACGAACTATAGCTACAGTTTTAGCAGGTACTGTATAAATAGTAGTTAGAGTTGTTGTGGTTAAATCAACCGCTGCATTTACTAACCTTACAGGTCTTTGTAAATCACTAGTCATTAGTTTCGACTTCTTCTTCCTCCGGTTCATCCCCCAAGATTTTTACGCCATAACCAGCATCCCTTAGAAAAATACGAATTTCCGATATCGGCCTGGACCAAGCCATGTGTGTAATTACATTTCCCCAACCATAAGCAGATACCATGCTAGGAACACCAATTAATTCATA